ACAAACTTACGGGGTAAATGAAATGCGCTGGACAATCGGAATGCCAAGTTACAATAACATGTCAGAGGTGTATTTCACCGTGCAATCTCTACGGATTCACCACGATTTGAAGGATTGTGAAATCGTAGTTATAGATAATTTCGGTGATGATAGTCTCCATAAGTTTGTAAAAAATAGCGGCGGGAACCAAGTAAGATATGAACGGTTTACAGAAATAACCGGTGTCTCAGCCGCTAAGAATAAAATATTCGAAATAGCAAAGGGCGAATATGTCCTTTGCATCGATTCCCATATACTTGTACGACGTGGGGCGTTGGATATTACTCCGCCCGGTGACGACATGATTCAGGGCCCTCTCAACTATGCAAACGTGAGGGATTATTGTTGTGAGTGGAAACCGGTGTGGCGCTCGAATATGTGGGGAATCTGGGGCGAAACCTTGACCACCGACAAACTTCCGCAGGATCCTTTTAAAATATGGGCCATGGGCGCAGGATTTTTCGCATGTCGTCGTGATAGCTGGTTGAAGTTTAATCCCGCGTTCCGGGGATTCGGCGGCGAGACCGGTTATATACAGGAGAAATATCGCAAGGCCGGTCGGTCCGTCTGGTGCTATCCGAATATGATTTGGATGCACATGTTCTGGAATCAGGGTCGGAAGGTTCCCTATACGGTTAAATTGGAAGATCGGATAAAAAACTACCTTCTCGGATTTGAGGAAATCGGTTTGGATACTGCGCCGATATATGATCATTTTGGAAAAGATATTGTAACAAAAATAAGGAGCAGAATGTAATGAAACTAAAATTAAAATGTGCTATTTCTATTCGGCCAGATCGAAAGGGTGAATATCCTGAGGAGATCGCAAAAAGGCTTATCGCATACGGGATAGCGGAGCCGCTCGAAACAGCATCAATCAAAACGAATGAGCGCAGAGCAAGGAGTCAAAAAGAATCATGATGAATTTTGGCTTGAGACGCATTTCCGGGCCCGCTGTAGAGCCGGTCACAGTCGATGAGGTAAAACTCCATGCACACATTGATCATGCCGTAGAGGATACCCTGATCGAGGCGTGGATTAAAACGGCGCGGGAGCTGGCGGAAAACTATCAGAAGCGGGCATATTATACACAGGTCTGGGAAATGATTTTCGATGGATTCCCGACATTGCCGCTGCTCATTCCGCGTCCGCCGCTGATTTCTATCGATTCTCTCAAATATTACGACTATGAGGACACCGAAACAGATTATGATCTCACTAATTTGATAATCGATTCCGATAGTCAGCCGGGGAGAATCTGTCACGTTTACGGGGTCACATGGCCAGCAGAAACCTTGCGGGAAATGAATGCTGTAAAAATTCAATTCACAGCCGGCTATGGCAATGCCGGTACGACTACTACAGATGCTCCGGATTTTGTTGTACAGGAAATACCACAATCAGTGAAAGATGCAATTATTCTTTACTGTACCTTCAGAAACGAAAACAGGGCGGCGGAAAATGACGATATCCCGAAATCGTTTTATAACCTTCTTGATCCTGAAAGAATATTTACGCCATGATGCAATGGGAGAGGCAGGGTAAAAAAACGCTCGCGACAGAGGCGCGACACCAGGTAGCCATAGAAAGAAATGCGGCCACTACCGACGGCGAGGGCGGCTATTCTGATGGAATTTGGCAAACGATAGATACTGTTTTTGCCGCCATATATCCGATTCAGGCGCGGCAGCAGTTTCAATACAAAAGCATCGGGGTGGATGCGACACATTTAATAAAAATACGCGGCAAAATAGAAGTCGCGGAAACCGACAGAATTAAATTCGGTTCACGAGTATTTGAAATACTCGCGGTTGAAAACATACAGGAGCGCGGATTTGAAAAGGTTATTACGTGCAAAGAAGCGCGGGATGCGACAGCATGAATAAGATAATGTATCAAAGCTTTGTCAAGGATGTAATCAAGGATTTGGAAGATTCTGAAATCCGATTACGCACAAAGGCGGCTCAACATTTAAAAAAGAAAATGAAAGAAAAGGCCGGTGATGTATGGGAAACAGGAACCGGCCCGCGCCCTGGAGAGCCACCGGCAAAAAGGAGCGGAAATTTAGTAAAGGGAATATTGTATGTCAATGACGACAAACACCACGAAAGCAAGGTCGGTGTCGGGCCCCCGGCACATCATGCACATCTGATGGAGTTCGGGACGCAGAACAGAACGGTTTTAAACTACCGTGGAGTCAAGGGAAAACAAAAAAACGTCGGTCGAGTGCTTCCGCATCCATTTGTACAACCGACATTCGAGGAAGAAGCGGGAGCGGTGAAGGAAATTTTATCTGAGCGGTGGGCATAATGTTTGAATCGGCTTTATATAACAAATTGAGATCGGATACGGCGCTGTTGTCCTATCTCAACACGTTCGGCGGGGTCCCGGCGATATTCTCTGAATACGCTCCCGAGGGCGCCACGATGCCGTATCTTGTTTTCAGAATTTCACGGTCAGCCGATCTTTCTCCGGCAGTTCAGAAGTTTTCAATTTTTATCGACTATTATGATAATTCAAGCAGCGCGTCAAACAGCAGGAAAGCGGCTGAGAGAATAGAGTTTATTCTTGATCGTGTGGAATTAAGCCATGAACGGTATTCAAATATCCGCATTTTCTTTTTCGGTGGAAGCCCGCTCGAAGAAACAGACCCGAGAATTAAGAGATATAATTTGCAGTTTATGGCACGGGCAGGGCGCAAAAAATGGATTGATCAATTAAATGATGTAACTACCACGACAACGTCTGGTTCATAATAACAATAACCTCGAAAGGGAGGTATTAAATGTCAAGGTATCATGGAATTACTGACAACACGTATGAAAGATTTGTCATCGACTCCGGCGAGGTTCGCATGGGGTACACGAACGAGAGCGACCAGGGAACGCTTCTGGGCGCGACGCGGGGCGGGTCTACGTTCACAATCGAGACTGAGTATAAAGATATGGCGGTCGATGGAGCTAAGGGGCCTGTGAAGGGCGGCAGACGCATTACGAAGGTCAATGTGAAACTCGTTGCAAACTTCATCGAGTTTTCGACCGACCTTCTGAAGCTCGCTATCCCCGGATCATCGGAAGCACTCTGGCCGTCTGGCACTCCGACACATGATGAGATTACCCGCGCTCTTCAGATCGCCGCTTCAAATTACAAAAGCAATATCGTTTTGATCGGAGAGGTCTCGGGTTCTGCAGATCCAATTATTTGCGGGATTAAGAACGCTCTCGCAGACGGCAATTTCGAGGTCAGCGCAACGGATAACGAGGAATCGGTCATGCAGATTCAGTTCACCGGACATTTCGACCCGAGTGACCTTGATTCTGAGCCGTGGTTTATCCGTTGGCCGCATGACAGCAATCCGACAACCACCACTACTACGACAGCAGGAGCGTAAGCGATATGGGAGAAATCAAAATCCGACCTTTATTGAGAAAAGATCGTAAAACCGTTGCCGGGTTAATCAGGAAGATGGTTGATAAGCTCGGATCGTCTTCGTTACTCACACTGATAAGTTCAGACGTTGCGACGGGTAAAAAAACAGCGGCAACGGTTGAACCTGAAACCGATAACAAATTAATCACTATCGGTATCGATATGTTTAAGATGATGCTGGAAGTGATTGAAGATGATGTAGCAGCCTGGTTCGCCGATCTTATCAACGTAAAGGTCGAAGAGTTTGACAATCTCCCATTCGATATTGAGATTAAAATCCTTGAACAGATTGTGGAGGCACCGGAGGCGGCTGATTTTTTTACTGGTGCCTTGCGTCTGTCCAAGAAGATGCAAGGGTTCGCAAATTCATTCAACAGTCAGAAGCAGAAATCAGGTACGATTTAAAACTATCGGCATCAGATTTTGACAAACTTGAATTTGAACAATTGGCATTTAGATCGCGGGTGCATGAATCGAGGCGGGTTGAATCAATCAACGAGTGTTTCAAGGGTCATGCCTTTGCGTCATGGCTTGCAGGGAATGGTCAGAAGAAAACATTTGCACAGTATTTAAAAACGCTCGGTCTGGTTGATGAAGAAATTAAGATAA